AACAAGCAAGCAAGAATTTTTACCTAAAATAGTTCCTGTTTTCATATTCCTTTTATAAGTTATTTTAGCAGTTCTTAAGCCTTTTTCTTCTATTGGAGCCTTAGAATCATAAGGCATGAAAACTAAGTTTCCGGCTTCATCGGAACCGCGAACAGGAAGAGAAAGATCAGAAGAGTCAATTTCATTGTAGTCAAAGTTATTCATAATATATACCTTTTACGTTTAGGTTATGATGCAAAATTGCATCTAAAAGTTATCTGTACAAAACTATCATATAAGCCTGTATAAATAACTTTTAGATACTTCTTACACTTCTCTTATACTCTTCTTACAAGTCTTAAGTTCTTGTAAGCTGCTACTTTAGGAATCTTACCTATATAAGTTTCGGTCTCTAGAGCTTTACAAGCAGGTAGAAATTTATGCTCAGGAATAGCATCCTTATCTTTATGAAATACCCTCACATATAAGCGACCAACAAACATAGAGCCTATACGATTTACCGAATAGCAATCAAAACTCATTAGATAGCTTTGATCTGTAAGACTAGAATAATCTTTTAATATCCTACCTACTACGCTAGTTGGAAGATCAAAGTTCTCTTTATTCGTAATAGTTTCACAAAGTTTATTTTTCATAATATATACCTCTTATCTTCTACATTGGACTTAGTTTGTGTGCTGTAAATATATTTAAACTCTAGTTCTAGTTAAGCCTCTAGGTCTTACTTTATATATGCAGTTCCTATGCCAAGTTAATATAATTACTATTAATAGTTATTTATTCTAATACCTCCCTATTCTAGCGGCCTCTTAGCTGATTCTCCCTTCTTATCTATATCTTATACTCATTAATAGGCATTTAGTATCTATTGTCACAATGTGACATAATTGTCATATTCTTACATAATTGTCACAATGTGACATTTTAAGCAACTATTATGCCAATTGTACATTTTGTCTTGTTCCTGCACTGTTCATGCTCCTAATCCTGCCATGTGTAAGTCATACGACCAGCTTATTAAACTATAAGTCATACGTCTTACTTATAGGGTATGGGGGTGGAAGCCTTTTTAATAAAGCACCCACACACCTTCCTATATAACTTCTTATAATTTTCTAAACTTTTTTAATAGGTCATGTTTTTATATCTTATATCTTATATCTCACGATCCCCCTATAACCCCTCCTAGTTGCATTATTCCTATATATAAGGTATAATAACCACTAAATCTTAATGGCACATATTGTATGGGGAGGCTCCTTTGAAAACACCGCTCGAAGAAAGAGCTATGAACCTCTTAGGGTCAGGCATCCCACAGGAGGCGGTAGCCTCAGCACTGGGGGTAACAGCTTCCTATATATCACAGTTACTATCAAACGAAGAGTTTTCAACAGCAGTTACACAACTAAAGTTTGAAGCATTATCTAAGCATACAGCTAGAGATGCTTCTTATGACTCAGTTGAAGATTCATTAATAGATAAGTTAAAGAAGTCTTTACCTTTACTGATTCGTCCTAATGATATCTTAGGTGCTATTAAAGTAATCAATGGCGCTAAGAGAAGAGGACAAGACTCTCAAGATTCAATAGTAAACTCTCAAGAAATAGTATCAATAATGATGCCTACTCAGATCATTCAACAGTTTACAACTAATATACATAATCAAGTAATTAAGACTGGTGATCAAGACTTGTTAACTATGCAATCATCTGACTTACTTAAACAAGCTGAAGATGCTCTAGAAGTTGAGAACCAAAAAGTATTAGAAACTACCTCAAAAACTACTCAGCAAGCTCCTTCCCTAGATATAGAGTCTGATACAGTTGTAGACTCTTATAATAATGAGGTACTTGCATCGCTGTAATACTTATAGGATACTACATAATGACTAAGTTAAAAGCTAAGGTGAGCTTAGAACTTACATCTCATACTCACAGAGATAAGATAAGAGCCTCAAGAGCTTTGACTAGACTTACTGCTCTCATAGATCTAGATGTGGCATCCTATACATATAACAACTTAGAAGTAGCGGTAGATAAGCCTAAACCTAAAGTACAGGAAGAGTTGTGTGAAGTCTAAAACTCCTGAAGATATACTCTCAGAGTTAGGAGAGACTACTCCTGTAGATGTGACTCCTACTGTTGATGAAACTGACGTAAAAGAAGTAGGTATAAGCTCAGCTGAAGTTCAGCAGGCAGCGAAGTTAGATCTCAACTTTCTAGCTGCTTTAGTTATGCCACTTATATTTAAGTTTGCATTTCCGGCGGTATTTATATCAGTCTGGACGTGGCTTATATCTTTCGCAACTAAGGTGAGAGTATTTCCTCAGCTGGCTTTAGGCTTGCCACGAGGTTTTGGTAAAACTACTTTAATAAAAATTTTCGTAGTATATTGTATCTTATTCACAGATAAGAAGTTTATACTCATAGTATCAGCTACAGCTAAACTTGCTGAGTCAGTTCTATCTGATATATGTGATATGCTAGAAGAGCCTAATATAAAGAAGGTATTTGGCGATTGGCGGCTAGGTATGGAGAAGGATACTCAGTCAGTTAAGAAGTTTGGGTATAGAGGTAGGAATATAATCTTAGCTGCAATAGGAGCTGAAGGAAATCTTCGTGGCCTTAATATGAAGAATCAGCGCCCTGACATAATGATCTTCGAGGATATACAGAGTCGTGAGTGCGCTGATTCAGAGGTACAATCTACCAAGTTAGAAGATTGGATGATAGGTACAGCTATGAAAGCTAAATCTCCTCATGGTTGCATGTTTTTATTTGTAGCTAATATGTATCCTACTAAGTGGAGTATCTTAAGAAAGCTTAAAAAGAATTCTAAATGGACTAAATTTATAGCTGGCGGTATTTTAGCTGATGGCTCTTCTCTGTGGGAGGAGTTACAACCTATTGAACAGCTTATGTCTGAGTTTGAGAATGATCTATCTATGGGTAAGCCTGAGATATTTTACTCAGAAGTTCTTAACGATGAGAATGCTTCACAAAATAACTTAGTAGATTTATCTAAACTTCCAGACTCTCCTTATACGGAAGGAGATATACCTGCAGGAAACTTTGTAGTTATAGATCCTGCAACAGACAAGATAGGGGCAGATGAAGTTTCAGTAGGTTATTTCGAGGTACATAATGGATACCCCGTACTTATGAGACTTGTAGAAGATAGACTCTCTCCTGGGGATACTATAAGAACAGCTCTTCAGTACTGTCTTACTTATAACTGTAGACTTATAGCTGTAGAATCTAATGCTTACCAGTACTCTTTATTATATTGGTTTGAGTTTATATGTCAGCAGTTAGGAATTCTAGGAGTTGAAGCTGTAGAAGTATATTCAGGACATAGATCTAAGAATGCTAGAATATTAGAAATGTTTAAAGGACTAGGTGCTGGTGAGATATTTATAGAAGAAGAAGCTAAAGCTGCTGCTTATTCACAGATTATCTCATTCAACCCTATAAGGAGGGATAATACTGATGGAGTATTAGATCTTTTGACTTATGCACCTAAAGTTATAGAGATGTATGGAGAGTATCTTGTAGCTAATAATTTGATAGAGTCTCAGGAGTATGAGGCTATTGAAGTACCTGAATTTAACTCCCCTTTCTAGGGTATAAACTGATATCTTATCTATAGGAACTAATAATGGCTAATGCAGCTGCTTTTGTACTAACCTCTAAATCTCAGGAAGCTTTTATAAACTACTATAAAGAGACGCTTCTTACTGTTAATCATACTAAATATAATCAGCGGGCGCGATTCGAGTCAATAGATAGAGCTTACCAGCGAGAGAATGATAAGACTGATGAAGCTGTACAAACTAAGCTACAAAATCGCAAAGGTAATGCGGATCATCTACAGAATGTAACTGTGCCGGTAGTTATGCCTCAAGTTGAGTCGGCAGTGGTGTATCAATCTTCTGTCTTTTTAACTGGAGTCCCTATATTTGGAGTAGTATCTAATGCAGAGTATATTGATGAAGCTTTGCAGATGGAGACTCTTTTGGATCAAAATGCTACTCGTGGTGGCTGGACTAAAGAGTTGATGATGTCATTTAGAGATGGATTTAAATACAACTTTGCTCCCATAGAAGTTGAGTGGTCTAAAGAGACGGTAGCTGATTTAACTACTGACGTAACTTTTTCTGTGTCTGAAGGTAAACCTACTGATACTATTTGGGCAGGTAATAAGGTTAAACGTCTAGATCCTTATAATACTTTCGTAGATCCAAGAGTTCCTCCTTCTGAAGTATATAAGAGGGGAGAGTTTGCTGGGTATACTGAGTTCTTGTCTCGTATAGAACTTAAACAACTTATATCTTCTATGTCTGATACTCTTGTACAGAATGTAACTAAAGCATTCGAGTCCCCTAATCCTGGAAACCCTGGAAACCAAGGTCACTCTAATTCAACGGCTGAGAACTTCTATATACCTGATATTAATCCTGACGTACAGGTAGAAGATAACTACCAGACTGGGATGAACTGGATGAGTTGGGCTAGATTAGAAACTACGCAGCGAGGTAAGAAGATAGAGTATAAGAACTCCTATGAAAAGACTACCTTATACTGTAAGATCCTACCTTCTGAGTTCTCTCTTAAAGTACCTAGTCAGAATACCCCTCAAATCTGGAAACTTATTATTATAAATCACTCTGTTATTATTCATGCAGAGCGCCAAACTAATGCCCACGGTTGGATACCTATCTTAATAGGGCAACCTAATGAGGACGGACTGTCTTATCAAACTAAGTCACTAGCTACTAATGCCCAGCCTTTTCAAGAGATATCTTCTGCGTTTATGAACTCTATACTTGCTTCTCGTCGTAGAGCTATATCTGACAGGACTTTATATGATCCTTCTAGAGTTCTAGCAGCTCATATAAACTCAGAGAACCCCTC